ACTGGTTCTCAAGAGCTTGCCTGTGCTGCTGGAGCTGACTCATGTGATGTTGTTGATTTAGTTTCTGCTTAAATAGGTTGGTCGGTGAGGCGGGACGGCGCATGAGGCTGTCCCGCTTTGCTATAATTGGGTAGGAGGTCAAATGAGTAACGTTTCTAATCTTTATGCAGCAAAGGTTTACTCAGAACACCCCATAGCAATTTGGCCTTTAGACGACGACGTATCTTATGTTTCTTTAATTACAAATCAGCAAAGAGGTTTCGAATCAGACCTTCCTTACGCAGGGTGGTCGATCTTAAATGGATCAGCAAATGATGGATTGTCTTTGCCAAATGAAGGATCTCCATTTATCAGCAGCATCTATTCAGGAATTCAGGGAAGCGTACCATTGGTAAATGGAACAGTCATAGAAGCAAAAAGCCCAGACCTGTTTTTGTTTAGTAACTGTAGTCAAGAGCTAGAAACATTTTCAATTGGGATGTATCTGTATCAAGATACCATATACTCGACTCAGCATGAGTTTGGATATGAGTATTATGACGACGGAACCTCTTCGTGGGTTGAGGTTTTAAGTGTTGTAGAATCCCCTTCTAGTAAGGGGTGGATACACCTTCAGGATACCTTTACAATTCAAGAGTTTAGCCCAGACTTCTGTCGATTAATTTTTAGATCAACGGTAGATTCTGGCGGGACGGCAGGAGACTATAACTTTATCTTTAACGGAATAACTGTCGGTCAGTGGTCGGAAACAACCTCTTCAGAAAGCCTGGGAGCCACAGTAGAGAGCCCCCCCGCGTCTTCTGGTATTTCTAACAACGTTGTTCCCGCAGATCAATATGGAATTCTTTCAGGAAAAGCATATTATGCTGTTGAAAGCGGAAAGCTTTTGGCAAAAAATGAGGGAATTCCTATGATTTTTGGATCTGAGAATGTAACAAAGATATACCCATCTCTGGACGGAACGCCTTCTCTTATTTTTCCAAACAAAACAATGCTTTCGGAAGACGGAAGGTACAAAAACCATACCCTTGAATTCTGGTTAAAGATAAGACCGATAACAAAAGAGTCAAGAAGAATCATAGGTCCCATAGACACGAACGATGGGGTTTATGTTTCTGCTGGATTTATAACTCTGGTTCTAGACAACAATTTTGTGTCTCACAACGTTTCTAGCTGGTACAGGCCCATGATCATTCATATATCAATAAAAAATGATACGGCATCCATGGTAATCAATGGAGAGCAAGTAGGGCAGATTAACATAGATAAGAAAACAGTTAGCCTCTCACAGAGTGAGTGGATGGGGGTGTATAGCTATGCAGATATAGATATTTTGGAAATCGACTGCCTATCCATCTCACCATATGCAATCCCGCTTCAGCTTTCCAAAAAAAGATTTGTTTGGGGGCAGGGAGTAGATCCACTAGAACTAATAAATGATTCTTTTGAAGGGGAGGAATCAATTGTAAACTTTTCCAACTCAAATTATACGGCAAACAAGGTGTATCCAGATGCGGAAAGATGGGATGCAGGTTATTACAATAACCTAGTTGCAACAACAAACTCTATATCTGTTCCGGAATATGCCTTGCCAGATATATATTTGGGGGGGAGAGGAACTCCAGAATGGTATTCAGACAACAAGGCATTAAACAGTCTTTTATACCCAACAGGAGACCACTCTTTATTTTTTACCTTTAGGCCAAACATTGAGGTCGGAGCATGGGAACCAACCCTAGGAACAAACTGGACAGAGCCATCCTACTTAAACTTTCAAGACCTAACCTTTCTTGCAAATCCACTAAGCGCAATTTATGGAATATTTGAGGTAGAGTCTGAAGTTTTATCAAAAAGACCACTCATTCATATAGTAAACACTATAAACAACAAGAGATTTGAAATAAACATAAATGGGTACGATGTAACTTATGAGTTTGACGAACAAGAGCTTCCAGGAACCGCATTCTCCGTATTAAACGATCACTTTGTCGTAGGATTTAACATCCCCCAACTTTCAGAAAATTTTAACTACGAGCTTTCATCATTCTTTAGTTCCCCAGAGGTGCTTAGCCTGTACATTGGAGGCGACGGAGTAAACACCTTTGAGGGGAAAATTTATAGAATTGGTTTCGCAGATCAAAAAAACTTCTCTGAAATATCAGAATACTTTCAGGAAAGTGGAATTTCAGATAACTCTGCTCAGTCCCTGATTGAGCTTCATTACTCATCATATACCCTGTCACCATTCTTTAGATATGGAACATACTTTTTGGATATATCAGTTTCTTCTGAGTGGGAGGAGTATTTTCCGCTGTCGTATTTTGCCTCATACATAACAAAAAGAGATGGCTCTAGGGTTTATGATCTAGATTACCTGCAGCTTAACTTTGGATACCCGTCCCTCATAGAGATTGTTCAGGAGCTGGTGGACAATCCGGACTGGGTGTATGAGCAAATCTTTGAAGCATACAACGATCCAATACAAAGAAGCTACGAACTTCTGGACAATGAAATTATGAGTGGATATGTAACGTACTCAGATTTAGCCTCTAACATCATTACGGAGTATAGAATAGACACAACACAGTCATCGCTAGATGCATATGCTACTTTTCAGTTAATTGCAGAGGGGGCCAATGAGCCACTATCCAGCTTCATCCATTCAAAAAACTTAACAGATTCTTACACCGTATACGCCAATAAAGAAAACACAAACCTGTCCCCTTATAGGGCGTACAAAACAAAATTTGGGGTTGTCGATGGAACAATTATTTATCCTCCCAAGGACATTAGTTTTGAGGATGTGGCCCTTGTCATTCATTTAAAAATTCAACAGGACGGAATAATAAGCAACCCTCTAAGAATCAAAAGCCTTGAGATTACATCCAGGGCTCTTGACGAGGGCACTCTGACACCAATAGGGACGAAGACCGGAAACCCAATGTATCCATACGTTAGAAACGGTATCTACTTCAGCGGTAAATCAAAAAACCCGGTAATGATCAACAAGGACAACCTCCCATACCTATACACAACAGAAAACAGCGGAATAAGGGTTTTAGAGAGGGGACAGGATAGGGAGTATGGAGTATCTATACCAATAAATAGGTCCAAATCAGAAAGCTATTCGCTGGGAGCATTTCAGTTATTTTTAAAGTATGAACAGTTTAGCCCAGTGCCCACTCCTCAGGTATTTTTTAACCTTTTGGGTGGAGACTCGTCTATTGAGTTTTTGATTAAATCAGACTTAACGGCAAAGAGATTTGAGATCATAGCAAGAGATAGACTAACAAGACAAGACTACCCAGGAATATCTTTTTATCAAAATGGAATAAAAACAATAAATCCATATTTATCTAAAAATGAGTGGAATGTAATCTCTGTGATTTTCGAAAATCCAATAAACATGAACGGAAGATCTGGGTCCCTGAATCTTCTTTCTGGATGCACCTACAACAACGTATCTTTCTTCAAGTCAACGGGACTCAATCAGTTCGGGGTGATTATTCCTAGATTGTGGCAAGACGTTTATTATGGTGACGAAGACCAAATACCTGAAAATGTTGTTGACTGGGGGCAGGTGTACGATGAAAATGGAAACTTAGCCAACCCAAACGAATGGAAAAATTTTTACATTCTTCGAGAAGAGTTACGGTTCTCTACCACTCCAAAAGAAATATACTCCACATACATGGGGACAAACATCGTTACTGTGGACGACAATACCGGAATATCAGTTGCTCAAGACGACTTTTCGGTCTATGCAGACCAAACTTGGTTGAGTATAGTCAGTAAACCAGGATAATCTGCTATAATTTAACCATGAGTAATACAAAAAAATCAAAACTTGGTAAGTCAAAGGCCACAGTAATAAACAAAGCCTATGATTGGGGTTTGTATTTCTGGAAGTTGCCTACTGGACATCTGTTTCACGACGGTCATGGCAACATGCTAAACATCCCCTCAATGAGGAATGATATCTCAAAGATGGCAGAGCTTAGAAAAGCAGCAGCTGGTTATGGTCAACCAGAAGGGACACCCTGGTTCTACCCAGGTATCAAGAGAACCACAGATGATCAGTATGCAGAGCAGCTGGATAGAATGAAAAACGGACTGATTCCAAACATAAACGATATGGGTGCAGTGTATGACGCACAGCAAACCCTAAAGAAGCATGGAGATGAAGGTTAATGGAAGATCAAAGAATAAACATTTCCTATTCGGATGAAGTGGAAGAGGATAGAACTTTTCAAGAAAAGGACATATTCAACAAGTCCTGGGATGAACTAAAAGATCTTAATGGAATAAACCTTAACTTTAAAAGAAGGACAACCCGATCAGAGAACAAGATAGATAAAAGATATTACGACATTCCAAAAGATCAGGAAGGTCGAGTGTCTGGAAAGTACGCAGAGGATGCTGGGGTTAGGTCAAGGGGAGCAGGAGGCACAGAGTCAAAGCAGCTAAATCCAGGAGAAGTTTTTAGAAATGGATATGGTCTCTTCGATGTAATTACTCCACCGTACAATCTTTACGAACTTGCCAATTTTTACGATAGCAACTTTGCAAACCATGCCGCAATTGATGCAAAAGTTTCAAACACGGTAGGTCTCGGGTACAGGTTTGAAACGGCAAAAGACGTTATCCTTCGAATGGAAGACATGGACGTTGAGAGTGCTAGACTAAAGGCTAAAAAAAGAATAGAGCGTATTAAGGGTGACGCTATGGAGTGGCTAGAAAGCCTAAATGACGACGACAGTTTTATCACTACCATGGAGAAGGTTGATTTAGACTTAGAATCAACTGGAAATGCCTATTTAGAAATAGGAAGATCTGTAACGGGTGAAGTTGGGTATGTTGGACATATTCCTGCAACAACCATGAGAGTCAGAAGGCTAAGGGATGGGTTTACTCAAATAATCAGCGGGAAGGTTGTTTATTTCCGCAACTTTAACGCAACAAATCAAAATCCAATCACTGATGATCCAAGACCAAACGAAGTTATTCACTTTAAATCATACTCACCCCTAAATACATTTTATGGGGTTCCTGATATTATATCTGCCTACCTGTCCCTTAAGGGAGACCAGTTGGCCTCACAGTACAACATTGATTACTTTGAAAACAAAGCCGTTCCAAGATATATTGTCGTCGTAAAGGGGGCAAGGTTAGATTCAGAATCAGAAGACAGATTGTTTAGATTCTTGCAGACTGGGCTAAAGGGGCAAAATCATAGAACCCTGTATGTTCCTCTTCCAGCAGATCAGGAGGGAAACAAGATAGACTTCACAATGATTCCCGTAGAGGCAAATGTTCAAGAAGCGTCGTTTGACGCATACCGCGAAAAGAACCGCAACGATATCCTTATGGCTCACCAAGTACCACTCTCTAAGCTTGGAGGGGTTGATTCTGGAGGATTAGCAGCAGCAATGTCCCAAGATCGTACATTTAAGGAACAGGTGACGAGACCAGCACAGAGATACATTGAAAAGATGGTCTCTAAGATCATCAAGACTAAGACAGATCTAATCGATCTTAAGTTTAACGAGTTGACTCTTACTGATGAAGTAGCTCAATCTCAAATACTCGAAAGGTTTGTTAAGTCTCAGATACTCCTTCCAGACGAGGCAAGAGAGAAAATTGATATGCCAACAAGATCAGATGGCAAGGGCGGAACACCCTTAGAGCTTTCTGCAAGGCAGGGAATAGACGCAAGGGCAAACGCCTCTCAGAACAGGCAGAGAGACTCTGAAAGAACAAACAACAACTCTGACAGCGTAGCGACCACTACGGGAAGAAATGCTCAGGGTGAAGGCAGAAAGGTATAATTGTAACAGTTTTATAAAATGCTGTTATAATATAAACAATATGAATAAAAGTTATGTGAATGTTTGTTCTGCCACCCCAAAAGGTGTTTCCGGTCAAACACTCTCGCTAAGTTCACATATCTGTTCAGGAAAAGATGTGCTGTCTTATGTCTAGAATAAACAAGGCAAGTTTTAATCTTGATAATAAAGAGCTAAAGATGTCAATGCCATTTTCAAAGATAGACATAGAAAAAAGAACGGTATCCGGTTGGGCCACGACAGACTCTGTAGACCATCAAGACGATATAGTAACGGCAGAAGCGTCTATCTCAGCATTTACTAATTTTAGAAACAACATCAGGGAAATGCATGATGAGAAAAAAGCGGTGGGAAAACTTATTTCTTTTAAACAGGATACCTTCTACGACCCAGAGACAAACAAGTCGTATAGTGGAATCTTTGTTTCCACATACGTTAGCAAGGGTGCTCAGGACACATGGGAGAAGGTCTTGGACGGAACTCTTACAGGTTTTTCAATCGGTGGCAGTGTAAAGGATTACGAGGATACTTATGATGAGGGCATGGGTAAGTCAATCAGAATAATTAAAGAGTATGATCTTTTTGAGCTTTCTCTTGTGGACAATCCGGCTAATCAGTATGCTAACGTCATTAGCATTGAAAAAGGTCATGCTGGAGGGTACCTTTCTAAGGCTCTCATCGAGAACGTGTTTTGGTGTAATAGTGACAACGTAGTTCAATTAAGTTCTGACAGTTTGTCAAGTTGCCCTAGATGCGATAAGGGCATGAGCAATATTGGTTTCGTTGAGACCAATGATGCACAAAAGACAGAGGTAGTAAAGTCTATTCTTTCTACTGTCAAAAATGATGCAAAGGAGGTAAGCAAAATGAATAACGATACAGTTGAAACAGATCCTACAGAAGAACCAGCGGAAGCTGTTGTAGAAAAATCTGTTGACT